ATGGGCAGCGAACAAGATGGTATCGCGCCAATGAGAGGTGGCAATATTGCTCGTCATATCCAACAATATGACCTAACTGATTACCTACAACATGCTGCTGCTATGTTGGATAAGCATGACAAGATGGATGAAGCTGTAGGTCAAGAAGGACCAGCTGACCTATTGGCCGCTGTAGAACAAGAAATCAATAACCCAGGGCGAAGTATTGATAATCTATTAGATGTCTTGAATGCTACTTTTGGTAGCGATCGATCGCCCGAGTTCAAAAAGGCTAGAGCAGTGATTGGAAAGTATCTTGATCTAGTTGATAATGCAACAATGGGCAGCGAACAAGATGGTATCGCGCCAATGAGAGGTGGCAATATTGCTCGTCATATCCAACAATATGACCTAACTGATTATCTACAACATGCTGCTGCTATGTTAGATAAAGCAGTTAAAGGTCCAATGCGCGACAAGATGGATGAGTCTAATCCTACAGATCCAAACACATGGCAAGGACCAGATGCTAGCGGAGCGTTTCCAGGTCAAAAGGTATGGCCAAAAGGCAAGCGTCCTGGCATGTATAACACACAGACTGGTAAAGTTAGTCATTGGGACAATCGCACAGATACCGAACGTGAAAAAAGCTGGGATTCGATGATTGAAGCTGAAAAGCCACATCCTCAAGAATTAGAAATGGATGCCAAAGTGCGTTCAATGGGTATACAACAACGTGCCGATAAAGCAGAAAAGAATTTGGCAGCAAAACGTGCTGAGCCAAAAAATATTTTCCAAAAAGTTAAAAAAGATCTTGGCGAACCTTTAAAGAAGTTAGCCAAGGGAGACATTAGAGGTTCACTAAGCGAAGAACCCAATGAAGAAATGCTTTCAACTAAAGATAAAAAATTTGCATCTCTAGCTGAACCCAAAGACAAAATTACCTACGCAGACAAAATTGCCGGCGCTAAGAAGAAAACTGAAGGTAACAAGTTTACTGGCAATCTAATGAAAGCTAGAGCACAAGGTAAAAAAGAAGCCGATCTAGACGGCGACGGCGACATGGAGAAAGTTCGCGAAGGATGGGATGACATGATGAAAGCTGCCAAAGAGCGCAGCGGACCTCAACCAAGTGGTGGCAGTGGCATCAAAGCCGGCAAGCGTTATGGTGGCGCAGCTCAAAAAGACGACGAAGGTGATAAAGAAGAAGCAACTGCTGACGCACCAAAGAAAAAAGGTCGTCCCAAGAAAGACAAGTTTGCTGAATCTGAATTAAATGAATTTAATTTAGGTGGTATTGCGAAGAAAGTTGCAGGAGTAGCAAAAGGAGTAACACAAGGAATAGGAAAAGCTGCAAAAGCAATAAATTCCCCTATTGGCAATGCCAACGTAAGACCAAACGACAACTGGTTGGCAAGATATGGCCGCCGGGTATCAGATGGACAAGGATTTGTAAAACACTATGTCGATCATCGCACAGGCCAAGTTGTTTATACCCCAAGACCAGGCACAGAGAGAATGAACGAATCAGATGTGTTTGAAAAAGCACCTCCGGGAGCAAAAGCGGAACGCATGGTCAAGCATATCAAAAAAGGTTATGCCAAAGACGGCAAAGTGACACCAAAAGAAAAAAGTATTGCTTATGCTACAGCGTGGAAAGCACACAACAAAGGTAAATTAGACGAAAGTGTAATCTATGAAGGTGGCGACCCGCAACTAGATCATATCTTGAATCGTTTCAAGAACGAAGTAAAGCGTTTCCAAGCAGGCGACGAACTAGATGATGATCTGTACATGGCATTATACGATTACTACATGGATCAAGGCGAAATTCCGTACGGCGTAGCTAAAGCCAGAGACGGTGACCCATACCAGTGGGTAGAAGATAGATTAGCTTCGTACATTGGTATAGAGGAAGGTAATGTAATTTCATTGGAAGCTCCCAAAGGTCCAGCGAATCCAGCACTAGGCAGAGATGCATTGAGCCCAGCAGAAAAACTAGCACCACATGCTGGCGTAGGTAAAGGACCAATTGGCAAAGCCATTGGATCAGCTGTTACTACTGCTAAAAATGTAGGACGTTTCATTCAGGGCAAGCCAGAAATTCCTACACTGGAGGATCGTGAATTAAACGAACTAGCAAGACTGGCTGGTCTAAGCGAAGCCAAAAAGTGCAATAGCACAATGGAAGGCAAAAGTTGTCCTGTACACGGCCTAAAAGAATGTGGCAGCATGAATGAAGCCAAGCCAGACTTTTTAGATTTAGACAAGGACGGCAACAAAAAAGAATCAATGAAAAAGGCATCAAAAGAAAAAGTCGATGAATGCGGCCCAGGAACAATGAGCCCAATGAGTGCAATGGGACAGGACGAAGGAAGCCTGTCTATTAATACCAGCATGAACAGTGACGGCACCAAGAGTGTTAGCGTTAATGCCACAGGTAATCAAGCCGATGCACTAGCACAGATGTTAAAAATGGCAGGCATTGGCGGCAGTTATTCCGCTAAAACTTCGGATGAAACAGTAGAAGAAGAACGTGACATCGAGTACGCAAATACCCCCGAAGAAGAAATGGAAACAGTTGATGCTATCATGCACCAAGGCAATGACTTAAACAGAGAAAAAGAGCAGTATGCTGATCGTCCACGAGCAGGAGATAATCCAATGGCTACCCCTACAAGAGAGTCTGTAGAAATGCCTAAAAAGATTAGCCGCATGCTAGAAGGCATCAAGAAAGTACAAGGAAAATAAAATGGATCCAAAGTTTTTTAGAAAATACGCAGACTTAATTACAGAAGCAGAACAACCTCAACAGTTGGACGAAGGTCTAGTAGATACTATAACACAGTATGCTCAAAAATTAGTACAAAAAGCTGCACCTGACGTAATGCAAAAGGTATCAGATTTGGTTTCTAGTGCATTAGGAAAGCCAATAGAACAACTAACCATGGCTGATGTAACTCTAGCCAACGCCAAAAAAGTTTTAGCAGCCAATCAACAAATGAGCGAAGCGGAACAATATCAAAATCCATCTTACTCAGCTATTGATCAAGGATATGAACGAGCTGATATACCGGGCACACGAGGTGAAAATCAAAAGACAGATACTAAAATAGGAGGAGTAGTTGGACTGTTTGCTGGAACTTTAACTGCGGCAGCTATACCTGGACTCATGACCATTGGTCTCCCAATAATGGGTTTAATGGCAATAGCCGGCGCCATTATTGGTTACAAAATGGCAAGTCCTGACAAAGGATTAACTGGCCGCTACAAGCACAGTGACGGTAGTTTCTCAACCGCACTAAGACCCGGGTTCGACGAAGAGCCACGACCACTGGAGCGTGATCCTAGATTCGATCAAAAAAAATAATTTAATTTATATAAACCATGAAATCTTTTAAAGAATATCTAGCCGAAGAAGAACACGCCTACAACAATCCTGTAGTAGGCGATGTGTTCGCATTTGAAATTCGTGAAGAACAATTGATTGAATCTGTTGTTTGTGATTTACACGAAGATGGTATCATAATTGATATTGATGAAGCAGCAGTGGCCATTCTTGAAAGCTATGGATTGTTAGAACAAGGACAACCAGGCGCTCACGCCAACGACAGTATCAGTCCTATTCACAGTAATGCCAATAAAGATCGTAGCAAAGATGATCTAGAAGAAAGCATGGGCGGCGATAGCCCAGTCGCCAACGCTATTATTCGTCGTATTATGAGTCAGCATCCTGGTGTGTTGTCCACGCATGGACCTGAACGTGTTATGCAAGCCGCACAAGAAGTAGCCGATTGGGTTGGCGAGGTTGACGAAATTGGTAGTAGCGATGTTAGCGGCTGGACACGTGATGCCATTAGAGCTCTAGCTGAACTACCTGACGAGCCGTTGGACGAAGCTGAATATCGCGGACGCAATGTGCCCTTAGGTAAAAAGATGGCAGGCGATGTTAAAAAGTCTAAAGTATATGTAAGAAAGCCAAATGGTAATGTAGTTAAAGTTGAGTTTGGTGATCCTAATATGCGTATCAAGAAAAGCAATCCCAAGCGTCGTAAAAGTTTTAGGGCAAGACACAACTGCGACAATCCAGGACCAAGATGGAAGGCTCGTTATTGGTCATGTCGTTCGTGGTAAAAACTAACAAGGAAAATCAATGAAAAAATTATTTGCAGTTCTATTATTAGTACCCGCTTTAGCATTTGCTCAAAAACAACCACAAGGCGTGACCTATGACGCACAAATTGTTCGTGTCACCGACGGCGACACAGTTGTTATTGCAGCACCATTTTTACCACAACCACTCAAGCCAGAATTGGCTGTTAGAGTGTACGGAGTTGATACACCAGAAAAAGGCCATAGAGCTCAATGTACTGGCGAAGCACAGCGCGGCGAGCAAGCTTCAGCATTTACTAAGAATGCTGTAGCCAAGAGTGTCAAACGCCAAGTTGTTCTTTACGGTTGGGACAAGTTTGGTGGTCGTGTGCTAGGCGACATGATCTTGGATGGTCAGAGTTTACGTGCTCAGTTAATTGCAAATGGTTTTGCTAGAGAGTACTACGGCGAAGCCAAACAGTCGTGGTGTCAGTAATGGGTGACGAAAGTCAAACCCCAGACAACGATCTTCCAGTAATTCCATATGGACAGCATTGAAGAACTACGAGTATTGGCCGGCATAAAAAACCGGCCTTTATTTACGGAGTACAAAGGCTATCCGGGTAGTAACATATCAGTCACCGGAAATGAAAAAGGCGAACTCATGAAGAAACATGATATTCGCCCGGGAACCGAAGAGTGGTTCAAGCTTTGGTTCAGCAAGCCTTATCTTACAGGCGAGCGCCCTATTTGAGTGGTTTAATACCCAAATACTGATACCAACTTTCGTGCTGTATTTGCACCGGCCGCTGCTTCCATTTATTAACTAAATTCCAATACTCTGGTCTGTACGGCATAACCTTAGGTTTGATCAGTTTTGACCCTTTTCGATGATTGCACGGTTTACATGCAGTCACAGCATTTTCCCAATTGGTTTTTCCGCCGGCTGATCTAGGAACGACATGATCGATAGTCAATTGGTCGTAACTAAATGTCTCGTTACAATACGCACAGGTAAACAGATCTCTTAGATAAAGATTGCTTCTACTAAACTTGACTTTGCGTTTGTTGTCAAAGTAATTGTTAGTAACAGCCACTGCCGGATAGTTAATGCTCAAGTGGGCACTATGAGCAACGTACTGCTCATAACTTTCCAGCACAGTGATTCTGTCAAGAAACATTAGTTTAATGGCATGCTGCCAATTGATTATACTTAAAGGTAGAATACTGATAGGAGTATAATCTTTATTGAGTAACAAACAATTCATGTTAAATATATTTATGGGTAAATCACTTGAAGGTAACTTAGTTAAAGCAGCACATCAATCAGTCACCTGGACTGAAAAAGAAATACTTGAATTTGCACGATGTGCAGATCCAGTCACTGGCCCACATTATTTTTTAGACAACTATTTTTATATACAACATCCGGTCAAGGGTAAAATGCTGTATCACCCTTTTGAGTATCAACGTAGACTAATTGACACCTATCACAATTACAGATTTAGCATAAGTTTAATGCCGCGTCAAACTGGTAAAACAACAAGTGCAGCAGGTTACTTGCTCTGGTACGCTATGTTCAAACCAGACTCAACAATCTTGATTGCTGCTCACAAGTATACAGGAGCGCAAGAAATTATGCAACGGATTCGGTATGCATATGAACTGTGCCCAGACTTTATACGTGCAGGATGCACCAGTTACAACAAAGGATCTATAGAATTTGAAAACGGTAGTCGTATTGTTAGTCAAACAACTACCGAAACTACCGGCCGTGGCATGAGTATTACACTATTGTACTGTGACGAATTTGCGTTTGTTAGGCCTACAATTGCAACAGAATTCTGGACCTCCATTTCGCCTACACTAAGCACTGGTGGTAAAGCGATTATTACATCAACTCCAAACTCGGATGAAGACCAGTTTGCCTTGATCTGGAAAGGATCGCAAAAGTGTCTAGATGAATACGGAAACGCAACCGAACTTGGCGTAAATGGATTTAAAGGATATCAAGCAAGTTGGTGGGAACACCCGGACCGGGACGAACAATGGAAAGCAGAAGAAATGGGGCGTATAGGCGAAGAACGTTTTAGACGCGAGCACGGCTGCGAATTCTTGATTTTTGATGAAACCCTAATTAATGCTACTACACTGATAGAACTGGCTGGTATAGATCCTGTGCAAAAACAGGGCCAGGTACGCTGGTACAAAAAGCCCGAACGGGGATGTACTTATATTGTGGGACTGGACCCAAGCTTGGGCACTGGCGGAGACCCTGCTGCTATACAAATACTAGAACTACCTGGGCTGAAACAGGTAGGCGAATGGCAACACAACAAAACACCAATTCAAAGACAAGTGGTCATACTGAGTGAAATTACACAGTACATCTACGAATGTGTTGGATCAGCTAACGATATCTACTACAGTGTGGAAAACAATACACTGGGCGAAGCTGCATTAATAAGCATAGCCGAAATTGGCGAAGAAAACATACGCGGTATCTTCTTAAGCGAGCCTATTAGGACCGGGCATTCAAGAAGTTATCGTAAAGGGTTCAATACCACAAACAGAACAAAAGTAGCGGTATGTGCCAAATTCAAGAGTCTGGTCGAAAACAAAAAGCTACATATTGCCAGTAAAAATTTGATAAGTGAACTAAAAAACTTTGTGGCCACGGGCATTACATTCAAGGCCAAAATAGGCGAAACTGATGATTTGGTTATGAGCATGTTACTGTGCGTCAGGATGCTACAAGCTCTGCAAAGCTACGATGCCAAACTGGATGAAACCATGAAAGACAGCGCCGACGAGTATTTGGAGCCTATGCCTTTTGTGGCGCTTTTTTAATAAATATAACATAAATTGGATAGAACAAAATGCGTGAAATTGAAAAAATAGCCGAAACTGTATTTGAAAAAATTCGTAGCAGATTTGAAAATGTGAGCTTGGGCGACGAAAAAGCCAATAGTACTTCCGATCCAGTCAAAGCTAGATTTTTCAACTTTGATTATGTGAACAAAGCAGGGAAAAATTTTGGAAACATTCATGTTAGTATTGTTGATCCAGACAGCCTAAAAATTTATTACGCAAGAAATATCACAGACGAATTAGATGACGAAGAACAAACCGAGTGGTTTGAATGGTTACGCAGTATGCGTATGTTGGCCAAAAGAAATATGATGACATTTGACACCAGAGACATCTCACGCAGCAATTTAAAAATCAGCGACGTCAAGCAGCAATCAAAAGCAGACGGTACTTATACAGCCAAGGAATTAACAGTAGCAGAATCTGTTATCAGCGAAGGCATGTACGGTTCCAGATTAAACAGTTACGAGGATCGTGGCCCGGTTACGATTAGAGTCAAACACTCCGACTACATTGATCCTGACAAACGTGGATCTAGAGCTCGTAAAATTGAAAGCATTTTCTTAGAAACACACAAAGGCGAAAGATTCTTACTAGATTACAACAATCTACATTATGCTAGGGCGCAGGCAAGACACATCAGCGAAGGCGGAATGATACATGACGACTTTGGCCAGTATATAACTGGAGTCATGAAAGAAATGGCGGCAATGAAACATTTTATCACCGGTGCTTCTCGTAGACAGTTCGAAGATCGTGAAACCAGCAGCATGGTAGAAAGTGCTATCAAGCACTACGAAAGTCAGAAAAATCTTTTGAAGAAATTAAGAAAATCAAACGAATACAGAGAATTCAAAGAGATTTATGTTCCGGAAAATGATATTGAAGAAGATGTAGATGTTGAAAGATTGAGGGAACGCTTTGTTAAAAAGATTTACAATGATAAATTCGACGAAGCATTGCCTTATGTTTACAGAGCCTACCAAAAAGAACAAATGGCTTTAGAAACCAATATGGCAGAAGAATTTGAACGTTGGCTGTCTGAGGAACAATGGAATGTACCTGATACAGATACCGAGTCCGGCGACCTGGATAAAATTATGGCAGCACCGCTGGAAGTGGGCCAGGATGGATTAAATGCACAAGGTGCATTAGAAGGAATCATTGGCGATGACGAATTATTTGACAACCTAAAAAATCTAAGCGATGCCGAAGGCCCCGAAGCCGACGCTAGACCCACAGTACTGAACTGGTTAAAATCCAATCTGCCGGAGTTGTTTGCAAAATACAATACAAACGCACAACGCCCTGTGTCGCCGGAGCAACCACAGCAGCCCAATCAAACCACTGGAGCATCTGGTATGGACGAACCAGTAACTAATCCATCGCCAGCTGGATCAGCCGAGCAAGAACAGGACGACATGAGCACTTTAAAACAGTTGGCCGGTATAAAGTAATCTATGCTGCCTGAATGGGCCGAAACAAATAACATTAATGGATGTCACATACTGTACGGCGGGTTCAACCCACTGTGGGAAGCCGGCGCCGCAGAAAGAAACGTAGTCGATCAACTGGCCAATAGATTAGGAGCCGGTCATGCTGTAATCGTACCAACATGGTACGATCCTGTTGATGTTGTTGAATATGTCAATCGACTCGAAGCGGATTCAGTTTACATTTGTAGCCTTACAGATCCGTTTGGGCCTATAGCGGGTTATACCGATCAACTGGATCCCAATGTAAACTATTTTGGGTATACCAATAACGGTATAGTATATGATTTTTGGGCGGCGATGTGCAACAGGAAATTCAAACATTACACAGTAGAAGAATTGCTGCCAACAAAGTTTAATTATTTGTTTTTGAATTATAATCGTAAACCACATTATCACAGAGTCAATTTAGTTAATGCCTTGAAAGAACACGATATTTTCAAATCAGGTTGTATTAGTCTTGGCGGACAGTATTATATTAACGACGATAACTCGTATGCCGACTACGGCGCCAATGATGTAGCTGACAATATAGAAATACCAAACGACATTTACAGTCTAGGTAAAATTGAACTATGGCAGCAGCACTTTTTAAACATCGTAAGCGAAACAGAATTTATACCAACCAGTTGTTTTTCAAGTGAAAAAATTTGGAAACCAATTATTGGATTAAGACCTTTTATAATAAACGGTAATCCTAAAATATACACATGGTTACAGGATCGTGGCTTTGATTGTTTTGAAGATTTGTTTCCGGTAGATAGATTGAAAACATTTACCAACGCCAATGATACTCACGTGGCAATAATAGACCGTTTACGATTTTTACAAAAAGAAAATCTAGAAAAATTATACAATTCAATATATAATAGACTTTTAGCAAATAAAGATTTATTCGATGAATACAGCACTGACCAATCAAATTTTGAATTTAATTTCAAACAGCAATCTAAATCAAACCTTTACCTATGTTAACAATTTGGTATTTGTAAATTTAGATTTTCTCACAAACAGAAATTATCAATTTGAAGGCGTTAACGAATACTTTTATGTGATAGGTCAACTAAAAGGACGTATCGTTATTTTTTTACAACGTGATGGTGTGAATCTTAGATACACTGGAATGTTAGAAATAATACAGCAAACTATTGGTGACCTTGATTTAACTTCGGATACTTGTTACTTTTACGGATACACAAATTACAATATTCAAAATTGTACATATCTAAATCATGACGTATTACAGATGTGGTGCTCGGTAACTTACAACTACATTTCATCTTTAGAACTAAGCAAACCAAACTTTGAACATTACTTTGCTGGATTATACGGTAGATTTGATTTATATAGATTTAAACTGTACAGACATTTAGTCAATAAGAATAGCCTATTAAGCTGGAACGCAAGTCAGATTTATATTAATCAACGATACAGTGATATTTTTGACGACGACCTGCAATGGGCCAACTCTAATACTTTAAATAGCTTGGACTACAACAACGGAAGAAATTCAGTAATGGCCGGCGAAAGTTTGAATCTAATTTCACACCATTATAATAACTATTTTGTTGAAGTAGTGTCTGAAACAGATGTGCATACAAACAAGTTCTTTACCGAAAAGACCTGCAAAAACTTATTTTTAGGTAAACCGTTTTTGTTGTTAAGTGGACAGCATAGTATTCGAACACTACGAGATTATGGATTTAGAACCTTTGACCCATGGATTGATGAATCCTACGACAACTATTCGAATGTGTTTGATAGACTCGCAGCAATCAAACAAGAAATTGACAGACTCAGCCTACTGTCTGTAGAACAGCTACAAACAATGCACGACGATTTGCAACCAGTTTTTGAGTATAACAGACAATTTTTTGAAAAAATTGTAAATGGAAAAAATTGACAGTTTTTTATTTGACATGCTAAATACACATGTTATACAATTGCATGGTGCAGTTGTGTATCTAGGCACATTACTAAGACCATCTTAAGGAGAAAAATATTATGGCAACTTCATTAGCAGAAATTCGCGCAAAACTACAAGCGCAACAAAATCGTGGACAAGGCGGTAGTGCAGGACAAGGCGACAATGCCATTTATGCACATTGGAACATTGCCGAAGGCTCCACAGCAAGAGTAAGATTCCTTCCTGACGCAGACTCAAAAAATAGTTTTTTCTGGATCGAACGTGCAATGATCAAATTGCCTTTCGCCGGAATCAAAGGACAAGCAGATAGTAAACCAGTTATTGTACAAGTACCATGTGTAGAAATGTGGGGCGATTCGTGTCCTATTCTTGCAGAAGTTCGTACTTGGTTTAAGGACCCAAGCTTGGAAGAAATGGGTCGCAAGTACTGGAAGAAGAAATCGTATCTATTCCAAGGTTTTGTTAGAGACAATCCCTTGTCAGATGACAAGACCCCAGAAAACCCAATCCGTCGTTTTATCATTAGTCCGCAGATTTTTAATCTAATCAAGAATGCACTAATGGATCCTGACATGGAGAATATTCCAACTGACTACACAGCCGGACTTGACTTCACTATCAAGAAAACTTCAAAAGGTGGCTATGCTGATTACAGCACCAGCACATGGGCACGTAAAGAAAGTTCATTGACTGCAGAAGAACAAGCTGCTGTTGATCAATTTGGTCTTTACAATCTCAGTGACTTCTTGCCCAAGCGTCCAGGCGACGTCGAACTCAAAGTGATCAAAGAAATGTTTGAAGCTTCAGTTGATGGTCAAGCATATGATCCAGATCGTTGGAGTCAGTACTTCAAGCCGGCCGGATTCCAGGGCGGTAATGATGATGACACAGCAAAGCCAGCAGCACCTGCCCGCATCGCAGCACCTGCCCCGGTACAAAGTTCTGCTCCGTTTGATGCAGATGACGACGAACCGCCAGTTGCAACCGCGCCGGTAGCGACTCCAGAAGCAAAGCCTTCTAGTCAACGTGCCGAAGATATTTTGGCAATGATTAGAAACCGTAGTAAACAATAATACGGCCCGGGCCTCTGCAACTTGGATGTACGCCCGGATTCTCTTACAATGATTAAATCAATTGGCTTTGCTTTAGATCCAACTAATGTTCCTGCTTTTCTATTAGATTGGGAAGTTACTAAATTATGTAATTTAGATTGCAGCTATTGTGTCACAGGTATCGATGGCGGGCACGATAATTCTACGCGACACCCGCCGTTAACAGAGTGTTTGCAATCAATTGATTTTATGTACGAGTATGTTGATTTGTACATGCAATATAAAAAACAAAGTCAACGCAAGGTAGTACTAAATGTATATGGTGGCGAAAGCATTTTTCATCCGGATATAGTAAAAATTCTCAAGGAATGTAGAGAAAAATATAAAAAATATCAGGACAACTGGCACCTAACAATTACATGTACCACCAATGGTGTAATAGGGCCCACGCAATGGAAAAAAATAGTGCCGTTAGTTGACGAATTTTCTGTTAGTTATCACACAGAGATTTTGCACAAACAACGACAGCAGTTCATAGACAATGTGCTGTATCTCAAACAGGAAAACAAAAGATTCAAGTGCATTGTGATGATGCATAACGATCCCGCATATTTTGATCAAGCAGAAAAGATTGTTAAATTTTGTCAAGACCATAACTTAAGATATATTAAAAAACCTTTAGATAATGCAGAACAAAAATGGTCGTATACTCCTGAACAGTTTAACAAATTAAAAACATTTTGGATGAGCGTGGTTCCTTTGGCCGCACAAGATGAATATGAAAAAAAATTAAATCTAGTAGGAACCTCCGAAGAAGTACTGAGTATCAATGAAGGTCGTCCGTGTTGTGGTAGTAGAAAATTAAGCATCAATAACGATTTAAAATCTTGTGTATCATTTGTAGAGAAGCAAGGATTTAGAGATTGGTATTGTAGTGTTAATTGGTTTTTCTTATTCGTACGTCAACTTGATGGTGCAGTTTTTACAAATAAAGATTGTAAAACAAGTACAACCGGAAGAGTTGAACCGTTAGGAAATTTAAAAAATTATCAATCTATTATAGATAAATTAAAGCAGCAACTTGACACAAGATCTATGCCTATTATACAATGTGTTAAAGATATATGTATGTGCGGATTTTGCGCCCCAAAAGCAGATAACACAGATGATTTTCGGAAATTATTTGATAGACAATTAGACAAGGAAAAATATTATGGCTAAACCATTTGACGTAAGCAAGTTTCGCAAAAGTATTACAAAAAGTATTGACGGTATCTCCGTTGGATTCAACGACCCAACAGACTGGATCAGCACAAACAATTACGCTCTTAACTATCTTATTAGCGGGGATTTTAATAAGGGTATTCCAATGGGTAAGGTTACTGTGTTTGCTGGAGAGTCTGGTGCAGGTAAAAGTTTTATCTGCTCAGGAAATCTGGTTAAGAACGCACAAGAACAAGGTATATATGTTATTCTTATCGATACTGAAAACGCACTTGACGAAGCCTGGCTTCACGCACTCGGCGTCGATACTTCTGAAAACAAGCTTCTCAAACTTAACATGGCAATGATCGACGATGTTGCCAAAATGATCACTGAGTTTGTCAAAGAGTATAAAATATTACCCGAAGACCAGCGTCCAAAAGTTCTTATTGTGTTAGACAGTTTAGGCATGTTGCTAACACCAACTGATGTAAATCAGTTTGAAGCTGGCGATCTAAAAGGTGACATGGGTCGTAAGCCCAAAGCACTAACAGCACTTGTTCGTAACTGTGTAAACATGTTTGGTAGTTTGAACATTGGACTGGTTGCTACTAACCATACATACGCAAGCCAGGACATGTTCGACCCCGATGACAAGATTTCGGGCGGACAAGGATTTATCTATGCAAGCTCAATCGTTGTTGCTATGCGTAAGTTAAAATTAAAAGAAGATGAAGATGGCAACAAGATTAGCGAAGTCAAAGGTATTCGTGCAGCTTGCAAGATAATGAAAACTCGCTACGCCAAGCCGTTTGAAAGTGTGCAAGTCAAGATTCCATACGAAACTGGAATGAATCCGTATTCGGGTCTAGTTGACATGTTTGAGGGCAAAGGTTTGTTGCAAAAAGAAGGCAACAGTCTTAAATACACGCTAGCAGATGGCACAGTGATCAAGCAGTTCCGCAAAGCGTGGGAACGCAACGACGATGGGTCTCTTGATAAAGTTATGGAAGATTTTACAAAGCATCCTCATAAAGACACTGCCGCTGTTCAACCAGAAGAGGAAACAGTAGAATGAGCATTGACGTAGAAGTTTTGATTGAAACTTATACTACCTTAAAAGAATATATTCCAGCCAAAGAACGACAAGCCGCGGCTGATAACTTGGTCAGTATGCTTGTTGATAATTTGAGCGACAAAGAACTGCGCGAATTCGGCAGCACAGACAGTTATACAAAACGAGCACTTGAAGAATATATTGACGACGAAGATGAAGTCGATTACGAAGACTGATGTGGTATAACAAGGTAGTTGCTGATTTAGGATGCATACCGGACTTCATAAGTTATTATGAAGGTGAACTTGTACAGGCAAAATATGACACGGCCATTAAAGGAAACCTGGAAAAGTCCACCGCCGCCCTGCCGGGCATCACAGAACATAGATTTAATCAGCTTCAGGAAATCGAAGCTGTACTTAATTATCTTAACATACAACTTCGTAAGATACGACGCAAACACTTTCAGAAATACCTTGAGACCTACGCTCGTTCGTTGTCGTCGCGAGATGCAGAGAAATACGTGGATGGCGAAGATGAAGTAATTGATTACGAAACTATTATCAATGAAGTTGCTTTGCTTAGGAACAAATGGCTCGGGGTAATGAAAGGCCTTGAAAGCAAAAACTTCATGCTAGGTCACGTGGTTCGCTTGCGTACAGCCGGCATGGAAGATGTTACTCTATGACGTTACAAGATAGAGCAAAACAACTATTGTATGAGTGGGCATTATGCGCTAGTGCTAAACCAAAATATAATGCAGTAGATATTCAAATTGAAAAAGATACGTGCGGTCGTTGGGCTACACATTTAATACATGCATTAAATTGGGGATCTGAGTTAGAATTAGCAGAAGCTTGCCATCAACTTGAATCAAGATTAAAACCACTCAAAGAAAAAATAGTTATCGAGGTATTAAAAAATGGGTCAGTTTAAAAACGCATACGAAAGTCACGAGCACAGTCTTGAAACTTTAGATATACTGTATGGCTATGATAGTTTTCTAGATAGTCTTGAAATTGTTACTGACATGGGCTGTGGCCGAGGTTTAGATACCAATTGGTGGGCCACTCTGGAAACCAGGGATGATCCGCCTGAACCTAGAAATCTACTTTGTTATGCAGTCGATAAAAATATACAATCAATTGATCAAAGTATTTTAGATTTAGAAAACGTTCGTACAATTGAATGTGACTTTGAAAACTACAAACTGCCAAGAAAGTCAGATCTAATTTGGTGTCATGACAGTTTTCAACATGCAATAAATCCTCTGCAAACACTAGCACACTGGCATTCACAAATGAATGTGGATGGCATGCTTGTGATAATTTTAAAACAAAACGTAGCCTACGAATACAATAGACTGGTACATAGAGGATACAACTATCAGTTTTATAATTATAACTTAATTAATCTTGTATACATGCTGGCAGTCAGTGGGTTTGACTGCAGAGATGCTTATGTCAAAAAAGAAGAAAACAATCCATGGTTGCATGTTGCTGTATATAAAACAGACAATGCGCCAATGAATCCTGCTACAACCAGCTGGTTTGATCTAGCTGATAAAAATTTGTTACATGACTCTATAATAGAAAGTCTTAACAAATACAGTTACGTAAGGCAAGAAGATATTGTTTATCCATGGTTAGATAAAGACTTCTATCGTGTTAGAACCTGAACGAATAGTAATTTGTACCGGCGGCTTCGACCCCGTACATAGCGGACATATTTCCTATCTCAATCACGCCGACCACTTGGGCGATTGGCTTGTGGTTGGTCTTAACTCAGACGCATGGCTTGCACGTAAAAAGGGAAGACCGTTCATGACATGGCAGGAGCGCATGACAGTGCTTGATAATTTGCATATGGTAGATCGTGTTATTGCGTTTGATGACTCAGACGGAACTGCATGTGATGCTATACAACGAGTTCAAGAGATGTTCCCCAACGGAAAAATCATCTTTGCCAACGGCGGCGATCGTACAGAGAACAATATCCCTGAGATGATTTTTAGTGATGTTGAGTTTGTGTTTGGCGTAGGTGGAGACAACAAACTCAACAGCAGTAGTGATATCCTAAAGCGATGGACGTCTGTTGAGGTTCAACGTGGGTGGGGCTCATACACCGTATTAAACGAAATACCGGGTGCTAAAGTAAAAACATTGACAGTACAGCCCGGCCAAACACTTAGTATGCAACGTCATCAATATAGAAGCGAATACTGGATGGTTACAGAAGGTACTTGTATGATCAACATGGCCATGCCCGGTGACTTAGCTAATCCACCTAAGATATTAGGCAAGTACGACGAATGGCGTGTACCAAGAAATGCCTGGCATCAACTAACCAATCCTTTTACACGACCGTGTACTATTGTAGAAATACAATATGGTGAAAAGTGCGATGAAGAAGATATTGAACGACTAGATACCAGCAGTCAAGCAGCGCAAGTATAAATCTGCTTGTCTTTGTCTTGCTTCAATAATTGCTTGTATTATTTTACGCATTTGATATCCAATTTTTATGATTTTGATATGTGTATTGTTGCAACAAATGTTCAACATCAGCAGCAGTTTTTGGGTTTCTTGATTCAATATATTGTTCGACGTCACTTTTGTGAGCGAAACAGTTTCGTAAACGTTTCGCTAGACCTTTAAAGTCCATTTTGATCTCCTTTTGGGTGTGCTAGTATTTATTGCATTGCAACATGAATTAACAGAATGTATAAAACCATAAATAGTTTATTATGCGCGAACTAATTAATTTGATTAACGAAAAAGCCCTGGATCCTCAAAGTCCCTTGGGATTAAAAAAAGACATAGTGTCACAGGTTAATAAAACTGACGATATTAACATACTACAACGTGTCATTAAAGTGCTGAAAGCCGGCAATATCGAAGACAGAATTAAACAAGTGTTTTCTTTAGATTCTGACGCTGCTAATTTTATAGAAATAATAGCGGATGTCATTATAAAGATAGATGCACCTATTGAGGAAAAAGATAAGTTCTTGGCCAACTTTCCTAAAGGTATAGTCAACGCAAACATGCTTATAGATGGTGGCAATCATTCATACCTTGATTTAGTAGGCGGAAGCACATTTGCCCGGGACGTACTAGCGGCTCTTGTGGTGCACCCAGCATTAAAACCACAAGGAGTGGGACCAGGCGAGCTGGCTTTAGCAGTTCTTAATCCAAAAATAAAATGGAGCGGTCGTGCCGAAGGCGGCGGAGATATTCTAGTAGGAAAAACAGCAGTTGAAGTCAAAACTACAATAGCCTCCGGTGGACGATGGGTAAATGCTAGAAAGGCCGATTTGGATATAGCGGGTATTTATAAAGCTATAACAGATGCATTTAAAGCGGTCAATACTGCACCAGGCAATAGAATACCAAAACGACTTAATCCAACCGTATGGGTCAATACTATACGTCCTGTAATATCCAGGAATGAAAAATCATTCTCACAATGCGTAAAGATAGTTGCAAAAGGTTTGTTTGCCCACGCCAATACAGCCGCGTACGAAAAGGCTCTATTAAAAGGCTCAGAACAAGACATTACAAATGCAATTTTAAGTACTGGATTTGAAAACTATAAAAACTATTCGGGATTCGATGGCGTATTGTTAGTTAATAATAACACACAATCCTTACAATACTTCCAAGATTATCAAAGCATGCCTGGATCAATTAAATCTGATGTTCCTTACATAATGGCACCTGAGTCCGAAGCTATGCCTAAAGTAACGCTGAGTGCAATAGCAGCCGGAGGAATAGACCCGGCACAATTACGACGCGAAAAAAGAGCTGCAACAGCTGAACCAGCAGAACCAGCAGTGACGTTAAAGGATCCCCGTGCTTCGATGCCTGCATCTGCGATATCAACTCCTAGAAATCGTCGCGCCGAAACAAATAAAGGCCTAGGCCGCGAACGTCGATAATTACTTTTATGTCAAGAACAACAATGGAAATTACAACCATGATTGGTTGTCCTCTTATGTGCAATTTCTGCCCACAAGATAACTTACGTGATACTTACGGGCGAGATGATCCCAAGTACATGAGTTTAGAAACTTTTCGAACCGCCATTGATAAAACGCCATGGGACACACGCATAGACTTTAGTGGCATGGCCGAAGCATGGGTAAATCCGGCCTGTACTGATATGTTAAAGTACACATTGGAATCTGGGCGCGACGTAGCTATCTATACCACATTATATAATTGGGATAAAGAAACTGTAGACCGTGTAGCAGACTTGCTGATTGAATATGCTGGTCAAGTCGAAGTGTTCAGTATTCATTTTCCTGATGAATATGGTAACATGCGGGGCTGGAAGTACAGCGAAGAATGGGAATACGCATTTAGAGCCATGAGTCAAATAGTACAGCACCTTGGCATTAAACTTGAAGCAATGACCATGAGCAATCATGGTCGTATACACCAAGACCTAGAGCATCTAGGCATACAGTTGTATAATTGGTTTGGACATGACAGAGCCGGTAGTTTGAACAAAGAACAAGTAAAAGATCAACCTGTCAACTTTGTTACACGACATGAACAGCCTGTCATTTGCGGTAAGTCTCCCACCTACAATCAGACAGTACTGTTACCAAATGGTGACGTGGTTCTTTGCTGCATGGATTACGACAATAAACACGTACTAGGTAATTTACTTACGCAAAGCTATGAAGATCTATTTCGTGGCCCAGAAATGTCGATGATTTTGCAAGAAAACGCACGTAGTTGCTATTCTAACAAGAGTTTGTGCAAAAGTTGCACCGATGCAAAAGTCGTTGACACAGCACCGCTGACTCTATATAATTAATGATGTTGCACAGGGCCTTTAGCTCATGTTGGTTAGAGCAGCGGACTCATAATCCGTTGGTGGTCAGTTCGACTCTGACAGGGCCCACCAAAATTTCTGTAGACGATAAATAATTTTCCGTTTACAATACTGTTTTAAATGCCCGGGTGGTGGAATGGTAGACACAGGAGACTTAAAATCTCCCGCTTATGGCGTACCGGTTCGAGTCCGGTCTCGGGTACCAAGTTCAAGGATCGCAATATGCCAATGTATGAAACAACTGTAAGAACTCCGCAAGGAGAAATCAAGGATCGTGTGTATGCAAACACACCCGTCGAAGCTAAACAGTTGTTTGAGCAAAGACATGGTCCAAGGAATGTTCCTTATATTCCTAAAATAATTCCTAGCTAAGATTTTCTGGCGTTCGTTCAACGGATAGGACAGGAGTCTTCTAAACTCTTAATGGGGGTTCGATTCCCTCACGCCGGACCACAATTATGAATGATAAACAACGAGAAATACTAGTAATCACTCAAGAAGAGTGTGCAGAAGTTATACAAGAAGTCAGCAAGTGTTTTAGATTTGGACTTGATAACAATCATAAGTCCGGAGTACCTCACAGGCAAGTGCTAGAACAAGAAGTCGGCGACCTGCTTTGTATGATAGACTTGTGTATCGAGCACAATCTAATAACACAAGAAGGAATAGATGCAGCCAAAGCAAAAAAAGAAGAAAAATTACGGGTATTTTCGAAAATATTTGTTGACAACGATGATAAATAAAACTACAATAGAGACTATGATGAACTCCGCACTATTACATAAAGCGTTTATATCACAACCCGGTTGTGGGCTAACAGCCTATTGGGTGATTACACGCGATATTAGTAATCGTGGCCTGGGGGAATATAGAACCTAAGTGTAGTACAACTAAATTCTATAAAACCCCAGGACTAAACACCCTGGGGTTTTTGTTTTATAAAGGAAGAAATGACAAACGAACAAGATATACTGTCGTTTCAAAAAAAGTTAGAAGAACGTAATTTTGTTTTTAACGATCGGTTACTTGAACAACTGTTAAAAGATAAGATGGAACGATTGCGTATGCAATTGGAAGAAGCAGAGAAATTACGTCGTATAACGAAACGATGATAGTAGTAAAGTGTTTTGCGGAACGAGGCTGCGGCAACACTCAAACTTGCCAAACGGGCGGAGCCCCTGATCAAATTGCTGGCGACAACGGCAAGAGTAAAACGGGAATGATAAAGCACATTCAAACACATAATGGCGGCCGGCGCTAGGGAAATCTTTACGGAGGTCC